ATTTAGCACGTAAAAACTACGCAACACTAGACCATAAAGGTAAGGTTAAACTTACTGGTAATACAATTAAATCTAAAAAGATGCCAAAGTATATTGAAATCTTTTTAGATAAAGCAATTAAATTACTACTTAACGGTGATGGTCAAGGGTTTGTTGAATGGTATTATGAATACCTACAAAGGATATTTGATCAAAAAATTCCACTTATTGATATAGCAAACAAAGCAAAGGTTAAGCAAACAATTGATGACTATATTAAAAGAAGTAAGACTAAAACAAAGGCCGGAGCTTTAATGTCAAGGCAAGCACATATGGAACTTGCAATTAAAGAAGGTCTTAATGTAAATCTTGGGGATGTAATCTATTATGTAAATAATGGAAGTAAAGCTTCACACGGAGATGTTCAAAAAGTAAACAAACCAAAGAAGGGGTGGAATGAAGAACAATTAAATAATTTCTTTTTAAATACAAAATTAAATCCAGACACAATAGAATCTGTAATACAACTTAATTGTTATAGAATTGACCCACAAGAATTAGAAAGTAATCCAGGACTAACCGGTGAATACAATATCCAAAGAGCAATTGCAACAATTAATAAAAGGGTAGAACCATTACTTGTTGTTTTTAAAGAAGAAGTTAGAAATGGATTACTTGTTAAAAATCCGGAAGAAAGACCATTTTTTACAAAAGACCAATGTATATTAATAAACGGTATTCCTTTTGAAGAAAAAGATCAGGACGATTTAGATAAGGACCTTATGACAATGGAACAAGGTGAAGTTGACTTTTGGAAAAATACCGGGATTAATCCAGATTATATATATGAATTAGCAGAAGAAGGGTGGGAAGATAAAGTTATGACATTTTAAGTCCGTCTGAAGATGTAATATACCAATTACTTTCAACAAAATGAAACTGAACACAAGCCCCCTTTTCAATAAGGAGTTCATCCCATTCTTCATCAATTAATCCAGTATCAGATTTAATTAAAGTTTCTGTTAAAGATTTTACTGTAATTTTTTTTACAATAGTAGAATTTAGTGTTACTTCAGAATATTCAACATCTTTTACAATTAAAATTGTTTCATCATTTGTTTTATAAACCGAATCTGAAATTATTTTACAAATTTCATTTGGTTTTTGTATTATCACTTTTGGTTCTACAATGGTTTGTGTTGTATATTTTACAACATTTTTTCTTGGTGTTATGTTTTCTACTTTTATCATATTACATAAATTTGTCTTGGCATTGCTCTAAATTTAAGTTGTTTATTTAAATTTTCAGCAATTAACGCTTCTCGTTCCATAACTTTTTCTGGTTTTAAACGGGTAAGTCTTCCTTCGGTACCAATTAATTCATCAATTAATTTTGTTTTTTCATCTTTTGCTTCGGTGGCCAATGATGAATAATCTAAAGTTAAATCACCCCCGTCACCAGTTTTTAAGTTACCACTAAATTTACCACGGACTCTTGATAATGTTTCTTTACAATAAGCAATAAACCATCTTCTAACCCAAACTTGTGCCGGATTATTTAATTCTGACCAATTCATTTTATCAAACGGAACGTCTGACGGTAATGTAATGATGTCTGGATTTTCTTTTAAACATTGATCCTTCCCACCATCGGTTGTATCGTAGTACCAATACCACACTTTACCTTTAGTCATTGTCCCATTTCCAAAATCAAACTTACCGCCAGGTGTATTCATTAAATGAATTGCTTTTTTACCACCCGGAAGTGCCGTAATCCTATACGTTAAATCACCAGCAATAATCCTTCTTTGGATGTTAATTTCTTGCATTCTTAACAACATATCAAATGCCGGCATCATAAAATATGAACCAGACATATTACCACCCATTTGGGCTAAACCACCTCCACCACCAAGGCCGCCACCGTATCCTAGTGAACCAAATGACCACGGATCAAACATTGTGTTATTTAATGTTGGTGGACTAAACCATAATAATTCATTAATTTCTCTATTTGCTGGAATTTCATAAATTTGTTGGTTAGGTACTAATTGAATGTAGTCTTTTTTAAGTTCCCATTCCCCCCCAGCTTGTAGTCCAACTATTTTAGAATAAGCATATGTATACCTTGTTTCATAATCTAAACTTTTAGTTATAAACGCTTTTGCTAATGATTGTGTTTCTACATTTAAATTGTATAATGATGTCCATTGTGATTCAATTAACCAGTCTTGGACATATTGTGAATATTCATCTATCGAAAATTCTAGAAGAGTATCCATTTGTTCATCTTCTAATTCGATGCTTCTAAGTGGTGCACCCAATAAATGTCTAACTTTTGTAAACAATTGGGTTCTTTCTGGTTCTGAAATTATGGACATATTTTTTATTTATAAATATCTTATTATTTAATTCTGTTTAGGTATAGTTCGTTAACAAATTCCCAATTAACAAAATTCCAAAAGTTTTTAATATATTCGTCCCTTTTATTTTGATATTTTAAGTAGTAAGCGTGTTCCCATAAATCAAGACCTAAAAGTGGATATCCGCCACCTTCCACAATATTCATAAGTGGGTTGTCTTGATTTGGTGTTGACATAATTTTTAATCTATTTGTTTTTGTTAAAATCAACCAAACCCAACCAGAACCAAATCTATCTGTTGCGACTTGATTAAATTCATCTTTCATTTTTTTAATATTACCATATTGTTTTGTAATTTTTTCTAAAATTTCGCCTTTTGGTAATTGTTTTTTTGGTGACAACATTTTCCAGAATAATGCATGATTAAAAGCACCGCCAGCATTATTTCTAACTTTTATATCATACTTACTTATTGATTGTATAATTTCTTCTAATTCTGCGTCTTTGTATTTCTTTTTTGATAACGCATCATTTAATTTTTTTACATATCCTTTATAGTGTTTATTGTAATGGATATCCATTGTTTTTGGGTCAACAAATTGTTTTAAAGCTGAATACGAATATGGTAATTTTTCGATACCAATCTTTTTCATTTCCAATAAAAATTCTTTTCTAATGGTTTTTTTTTCTTCTAAAATTAATTGTTCATTAATCAAATTAATTTTATTTGATATAGATTCATAGATAGTCTTTTCTTTTTGTGGGAATTTTTTTTCAAATCGTTTAATTACAGCTCCAGCTTCGGCGTTTGCTTCGTCTTCATTTTCACCACCAATATCTGGACCCATTTTCATTCCTTTAGTTGTTCTTTGCCATTCGTGAACCCATTCATGAGCTAACGTTCTCATTATGTCACGATTTAATCTATTTTTAGTTAAAATTTTTAATTCGTTATTACTAGTTCTAGATCCTGTTGTCATAGTACCGGTTCTAGAACCCATAAAGGTAACTGTAATATTACCATTAACTGGGTATTTTTTTTGTAAAAATCCCATAAATTCTTTAAACAAATCCTTATCACTTTGTTTTAAATCTGAATCTTCATATTTGATGTTAACTTTCATTTTTGATAAATATTTGATAAAACAAAAAAACCTTAGTTACAACTAAGGTTTTTAAATGTTTTAAAAATTGTTTTATATTAATTTTTTTGTATAATTTCAGTTGGTTTACCATATGTTTCACCAGCACAGGTCATAATTCTTGTTACTAAGTCTGCAATTTTTTTACCACTTCCGATTGGGTCATATATATCAATTGAAAGTTTTTCTTGTGCCATTGGTATTACCACGGTTAAACACGGTTGTATTTTTGTTGGGTCCGTCGGATTTTGTTGTAGCTCAAGACATGGTGCTAGCTTAATTAAATCGGCAACCGTCAAATTAGCAGCAGTCGCAACACAACCTAAAATATCTTCAGGGTTTTCATTTAAAATCTTTTTTGATGTAAAATGTCTTTGTTCTGCAAGTAAGTTTAATTCTTGCATTTTTCTGATTTTGGTTTGACTTCTATTTTGTAACATATTCTTTTTTATTTAATAAATATCTTGTTGCATAAAAAAGTTACTTTTTTTTATTAATTAAACTAAGGATTTCTTCAACAACATCACCAGAATCTGAAACTTCATCCCCCATTACGGTTCCAATAACTTTCTTTTTAGCGTTTAAAATATCATAAATAACCCCTTCAATTGTATTTTCAAATATTGGGTAATAAACTAAAACATTATTTTTTTGTCCATATCGGTAAGCCCTATCTTCTGCTTGTGCGTGTTCTGCCGGAACAAAAGATAAATCATTCATAATTACAACTTCAGCCGAAGTTAATGTAAGACCAACACCAGCAGCCTTTAAATTTCCAACAAATACTTTTATTTTTTCATTATCCTGGAATTGATCAACGGCGTGTTGTCTTTGACTTTTATTGCAGCTACCGTCTAAATAAACAGCTTCTTTACCAAAGTGGTTATAAATTGTTTGTAGTGTGTCTGTAAAATTTGTAAAAATAATAACTTTCTTTCCTTGGTCTATAATATTTTGTGCAAATTCAATAGTTTCTTTTGTTTTTTCGTTTGCAATCACTTTTCTTACCTTCATTAATTTTGAAAACTGAATTGTAAGTGAAGATGATTCTTCTTTTTTGTTTTCTAACCATTCATAATATTCACCCATTAAATCTTTATATTCTTTTGATAAAGTTCTTAAATAAACCGGTGTAATAATTTTATCTGGTAAATCTAAAACGTCTTCCTTTAATCTACGAAGAATTTGTTTTGATGTCCTATCCCTTAATTCTTCCAAGTTTGACGCACCAGTAACATTCCATACTTTTCTATTTCCTGCTCTAAATTGATAACCTTGACAATAACGAATTGCGTAAGCCATCCAGTTTTGTGCAACCGGGCTTTCTATTATATTTAATAAATTATAATAATTCATTGGTCTAGAAGTCATTGGTGTTCCGGTTAACAACCAAACTCTTTTAATATCTTTTACAAAATTGTTTATGATTTTTGTTCTTTGAGCTTGGGCGTTTGAAATCATATGTGCTTCATCTAATATTACCAACTCAAACCCAGATTTTACAAGTAATGAATTTTCTTTATCCTTTGGGTCGTGAAAGTTTTTTAATATATCATAGTTTACAATAACAAAATCGTGTTCAGTTGAAAATTTCTTACCTTCTGAAATATACACGGTTCTATCTGAATAATTTGCAATTTCTCTTTCCCAATTTATTTTAAGTGACGCAGGACAAATAATCAAAATCTTTTTTGCTCCAGTTTCAAGAGCTGCAATAATTGTTGATGTTGTTTTACCAAGTCCCATATCATCAGCCAAAATAAATCTTTTTGACCCAACAAGTTTTTCAATTGCTTCTTTTTGATGGGATAGTGGTGGACGATGATTATATTTAGAATAATCAATTTCCACTTTTTCAACTGTATGTGTTTTAATTAAGGATGTCTTAGGTACCCAAAATTCAGACAAACTGTCTTTTTCAAAGAATTTACCCCAGATATGATACGACTTATCTTTTTCAACTAGTAATTTTTCGATGTATATTTTTTCTGGTGTTTCAAGTAGGTATCTTTCTGTTGCAAACTTTTTTGCAAAGTATGTATCAAGGTCAACCCATTTACGTGCAACCTTTGGAACTACATTATGATATGTAACAATATAGTCGGCTTGAGTTCTTGTTGGATAAAACTTTTTATTGTTTTCCATCTTGGACTTCATATATATGATATAGTTATTGGCACCACTATACGATTCCAATAATTCTAACGCTTTGTGTTCTATTAATTGTTTTTGAATTTCCAAAATAATACTTATATATAAAAATAATAATAAAAAGAATATTTATCAATAAAACACTTATGCAAAATAAAGTACCAATATCAAGACTTGGCAAATTTTTTGGTGATTCTGACTATAACTTAGAAATAGAAATGGGTCAGGAATGGCTGGTTGGTGATTTAAATTTTACTTGTGTTTTATATCGTATTGATAAAACAAAAATAAAAACTGATGACGTTTATGGTGAAGTTTTAGAAGACGGTATTAAGTTTTTACCACCAGTAGAATTTAATGCCTATATCCAAATTGCGGCACCCGAAAATAAATTTTTGGGATCTACTAAAATGGATCAACTAGAACCTGGGAATATTTCAATCTCTGTTTACAATAAAACTTTGGATGACCTAGGTATTGAAATTTCTTTTGGTGATTATATTGGATATTATGATAATGAAAATTTTGTTCGTTACTATTCTGTTGTTAATGATGGTAGAATAACTTCAGATTTTAAACATACATATAAAGGTTATAAACCATTTTATCGTTCCATAATTGCGGCACCAGTTGGTCCAAATGAATTTAAAGGATTATGATTGTATTAATAACGGAATCTCAAAAAAAAGAATTAATTTCTAATTTAAAGAATGATACAGATTCTTTAATTGGGAAAAAGGTCAAGGCATATTATGATATTACTAGACATATGTTTTCTGTGACATTTGGTGGTATCGTTGTTTTAAAGGCGGATTATGTTAGACTAGAAAATGTTCGTTTTTTAGTTAGTGAATCTGGTAAAAGTAGGGTTAGATCCGAAAAACAAAAAAATGTACACGCTTATGTTTCTGGAACTTTAGTCGATTATTGTAAAAATCCTTGTGAAGATTTACCGAAACCAAAAAATAATGTCGTGATAACATATAACCCATATAGAGATGAATTTTTTAATATTAAATCTACGGGTGAAATTATTCGTAGAGCTGATGAAGTAGAAATGATAAATTCTAAAGATAAAATCTTTTTAGTTAAATAAATGGGATTGCCAAAAAAAATTAAAAAAGATATTCCTTTAACAAGAAATAAAACTTTATTTCCAAGGAGGGAAGAATTGGTTGATTTGATTAACCAAGATGGTACTTTTTTACCTAAATCAATTTTACATGCTGATTTAGATCGGGGATTTTTAGATTTTGTAAGGGACGAATTAAAAACCGTTTCTGAAGGTAAAACAATTCCTATGGTTGACATTTTAGTAACAACACAAAACTGGTCACAGTTTGTTGAAACGTGGGATTTTCAGAATATTGATAAGAATGTTGAACCTCCGTTTATAACTGTAATTAGAAACCCAGAAGTTAAGTATGGTAATAATCCTGCCATTGTTTATAATATACCAAATAGACGTTTATATTTTTACGCAAAAGTCCCAACTTGGGATGGACAAAGGCATGGAATGGATATTTACAAAATTCCACAACCAGTACCAGTTGATATAAAATATACTGTTGCAATAATTTGTAATAGAATGCGTGACTTAAACAAGTTTAACCAAATTGTTTTAACTAAATTTTCTTCTTTACAATCATACCAAACAATTAAAGGTCATTATATTCCAATTAAATTTGATAGTAATACGGATGAATCTGTTTTAGATTTAGAAAAAAGAAAATTTTACATACAAAAGTATGAATTTACAATGATGGGGTTTTTAATTGATGAAGATGAATTTGAAGTACAACCGGCTGTTAATAGGATTTTTCAAATGTATGAAGTAGACACTGAAAATTCTAAAAAAAGAAAACTTAAAAGAAGTCAAGAATCATCTGAATTGATTTTTAATTTTAGTTCTAGTGAAACGGAAATAATTAAAACAATAAATTACACAGTAGATTTAAATTTAACAAATACAATTAATGTTGATGAATATTTTATTTATATAAATGAAGATTATTATGGTTCTAACTTATCTGAAATACAAGTTAACACAAATGATGTTTTAAGAATTGTTATCACTAAAAATAATAATACGGAGTTTGCAACAATTACATACCAACAAAAGGTAATTTAATCTTCACCATATATATCCCTTTTTTCTTTACATTTTTCTAAAATTAAGTTTTCTAAAAACCGGTACATCTTAATACCCCTTTTATCACAATATTTTTTTAAAACATTGTGTGTTTCAATAGAAATCTTTAAATTTTTTATTTTTTTTTCTTTGTTTTCCATAGGTAGAAAAAAGGTAGAAAAAATTCATACCAAGTTATAAATAGTTTATTATAAGTAAAGTTTTTAATAAAATTGGTAATATTTATAATAAAAATAAAATTAAAACAATTAAAAAAAATGGCAACGAACAGTAAAGTATTTGTATCACCAGGTGTATATACTTCAGAAGTAGATTTAAGTTTTGTAGCTCAAAGTGTTGGTGTAACCACACTAGGGGTTGTTGGGGAAACTTTAAAGGGACCAGCTTTTGAACCTATTTTTGTAAGAAACTTTGACGAGTTTCAAACATACTTTGGGGGTACATCACCAACAAAATTTATTAATACACAAATACCTAAATATGAAGCAGCATATATTGCTAAATCATATTTACAACAATCAAATCAATTATTTGTAACAAGAATTCTGGGATTATCCGGATATGACGCAGGGCCTTCATGGTCAATTAAAACGGTTGGTAATGTTGATCCAAAAACAATTGATATTTTGTGTTTAAGTGGTGAAACAATTGATTGTGAATTTGTTTGTACTTTAGCAAAAACAACATCATTTTCTGTTGATTTTTCAGCGTGTACTAATAGTGTGGATACAATTCAGTTTTTTTCTGATTTTCCAGATGTAATTAATGATATCTTCACAGAACAAAACCAACTTTTTGACGGTAGTACTTTATCAATTAATCAAGCAATTAATAATTTAATTACAAATGTTATATCTGATCCGGTACCAATTATTGCTGAAGATGAATTTATTAGTTTTTTTGGTAGTGTTAATGATGTTGATTATTCTGGGGTAACAAGTTTAGGTTATACAGCACAAACAAATGTTTATGGTGTTCCTAATTTAGAATTTGGTCAAAATAATTTAAGTGATTCGGCAAACGACCCTTGGTTTTATGCTTTATTTGACCCTACCGGAAATGGTAATTATACTGGGTTTTCTTTTTGGTCTATAGTACAAAATTTAACATTAATTAATCCTATAACAACTACAACTACAATACCACCAACTACTACAACTACAACGACAAATCCGTGTGTTACACCAACACCAACAACAACTACAACAACTGTTGCTCCGGAAATTATCGATTGTTATTCTGGTAGTGTTGTCGGTAAAATTTATTACTTTACAGGTAACACATTTACAGATTTTGACGATGTTGTTGTTGGAACATTACGCTCAAGGGGCATTTCAACATATGTTGATAGTAATAACCCAACGTATGAAGTTACAGGTCTTACAGATGTATCATTAGATATGACAGGACCTTATTCAGCAGTAACTAAAGACCCTTTTTCAACATTCTTAGTTAATGTTACAAATACTGCCGGTACTAATTATTCTTTTGAAACTTCGTTTAGTGCTAGTGATTCTGAATATATTTCTAAAGTATTTGGTTCTTCCAACTTTGCTAAACCTAAAAGTGCTGTTCCATTATTCTTAGAAGAAAAATTCCAGGCATTTTTAAATTATGGTTACAAAAAAGGTTTTATTAGAGGATTAAGTTCTGATTTAATTTCATTAGATTCAGCACAAAGTAGTTCAAATACATCAATTGGTTGGTATTTGGATAGATACCAAACACCAAATTCTCCTTGGGTTGTTTCTGAACTACGTGGTAATAAAGTGTTTAATTTATTTAAATTTTATACCGTTGCTGATGGTAATTCGGCTAACACAAACGTTAAAGTTTCAATAATTGACATATCATTTGTTAATAAAACATTTACAGTGTTGGTTAGAGATTATTATGATTCAGATTCAAATCCAACAGTTTTAGAAAAATTTACTAACTGTAGTATGGATCCATCACAAAACAATTTTATCGCTAAAAAAATCGGTACTTTAGATGGTGAATATCAGTTAAATTCTAAATACGTTATGGTTGAACTGAACGAAGACGCACCGGTTGATGCCCTTCCTTGTGGTTTTGACGGATATGCGTTTAGGGAATATGCTGGTGCTAAACCACCTTATCCTATTTACAAAACAAAGTACAATTTCCCAGGTGAAGTTATTTGGAATCCACCGTTTGGATTATCAACAGGTGGGGATAACACAACTTTAAGTGGTGGTGATAATGTTAGAAGAACATATTTAGGGTTTTCAAATTCATTAGGTTATGACTCTGATTTCTTTGAATATGTTGGTAAACAAAACCCTTTAACTACTTGTGAATTAGAAGGTGCGAACTGGAATTATAAAACTAGAGGTTTTCATATGGACAAAAATGCTTCTGGAATTACAATAAGTGGTGGATTTGTAAGTAGTGGTTCACCTAGATTCTTTGTTGGTGACGCTACGTTTACTACAGAACCAACATCCGACACTAGTCCATATTATAGATTATTTTCTAGAAAATATACATTACTAGTACAAGGTGGTTTTGATGGTTGGGATATCTATAGAGAATATAGAACAAATAGTGATTTATATGTGTTAGGTCGTCAAGGATATCTTAACGGTGCTTGCCCAACAGACAGATACCCAACAGCAAGTGGTTGGGGTGCGTTTAAACAAATTTCAGTTGGTGACGGAACTAGGGATTATGGAAATACAGATTATTATGCATATCTATTAGGTATTAGAACTTTTGCTAACCCTGAAGCTGTTAATATTAATGTGTTTGCAACACCTGGTATTGATTATGTTAATAATAGTGATTTGGTTGAGGCAGCAATTGATATGATTGAGTTTGAAAGAGCTGACTCGTTATATATCGCAACAACACCTGATTATAATTTATTCTTACCAACAACAACTGGTACCGATGGTTTATTCTACCCACAAGAAGCTGTTGATAATTTAGAAGAAACTGGAATTGATTCTAACTATACTGCAACATATTATCCTTGGGTATTAACCAGAGATACTGTTAATAATACACAAATTTATATTCCAGCAACAGCTGAAGTTACAAGAAATTTGGCGTTAACTGATAATATCGCATTCCCTTGGTTTGCAGCGGCCGGTTATACTCGTGGTATTGTTAATGCGGTAAAAGCACGTAAAAAATTAACACAAGAAGACAGAGATACTTTATATCAAGGAAGAATTAACCCAATTGCAACTTTTTCAGATGTTGGTACCGTAATCTGGGGTAATAAAACACTTCAAGTTAGAGAATCAGCTCTTGACAGAATTAATGTTAGAAGATTGTTACTACAAGCAAGAAAACTTATTTCTGCAGTTTCTGTAAGGTTGTTGTTTGATCAAAACGATGAACAAGTACGTCAAGACTTCTTAAATGCGGTTAACCCAATCTTAGATGCTATTAGACGTGATAGAGGTTTGTATGATTTCCGTGTAACAGTTTCTTCTGATACATCTGATTTAGATAGAAACCAAATGACTGGTAAAATTTATATTAAACCAACTAGATCACTTGAATTTATTGATATCACATTCTATATCAC